GGTCAGTATCGCAACGGTACTGACTATATGGCGCAAGGCCGCTGGCGTGACATCAACCTAGTGCGCTGGCACGATGACGTATTGCGTCCAGTAGGCGGCTGGCGGCAGCGTCAAGAAGTTGATATTGGTGGACTAGCGCGTTCAATCATCGCTTGGGAGGACAACTCAAGCAATCGCCACATTGCCGCTGGCACAGACGAATACCTATATGCAATCAATGCTGGCGGGGATGTAACCGACATTACTCCAGCCGCATTTACGCAAGGCTTGATTGACGCTGGCATCAATACAGGTTTCGGTGGCAGTTTTTACGGAAAAGAAGAATACGGGCTACCTCGCGCTGACGCTGGGCAAATCATCCCAGCTACAGTCTGGTCATTAGACAACTGGGGAGAGTATTTGCTTGCCATGTCGCCAGACGATGGGAAGTTGTACGAGTGGGACTTGAACACTTCCAATAATGCGGTGCAAGTAAGCAACGCGCCAACGGATTGTTCGGGCTTCATGGTTACAGAAGAACGCTTTGTTGCGTGTTTTGGCGCAGGCGGTGTTAGTCGCAAAGTCCAATGGAGTGACCAAGAGGACAACACAACTTGGACGCCAGCAGCAACAAACCAAGCTGGTGATATTGAGCTACAGACAAACGGCGTTATTCTTGCGGGGATCAGGACGCGAGGTCAGTCGCTTATTCTTACGACTGAAGATGCGCATACAATGACATACCAAGGCCCACCCTTTGTGTACGGTTTTGAGCGCGTGGGTACGTCTTGCGGATTGGTGGGGGCAAAAGCAGTCGCATCAGTTGATGCGGGTGTTTTCTGGATGGGCCGCCGTAGCTTCTACGCTTACTCAGGTGGTCGCGTTACGGAAATCCCATGCGAGGTCGGAGATTATGTTTTCTCTGATATGAACAAAGACCAAATTAGCAAGGTAAGCTCTGTTGTAAACTCTGCATGGAACGAAATCTGGTGGTTCTATCCTAGCGCAAACAGCTTAGAATGTGACCGCTACGTTGCGTATGATTACGCAGAAAACATCTGGATGACAGGCGCGATGGATCGCACTGCGGGTGTTGACCGTGGCGTATTCCGCTATCCCATGTTTATCGCCAGTGACGGGACACTGTACGAGCATGAGATTGGCTATAACTACGATAGCTCTACACCATTTGCCGAAACAGGCCCGATTGCCATTGGCGCGGGTGATAACATAATGAATGTTGTTGAGCTTATTCCTGATGAAAAAACGCAGGGTGACGTAAACGCTAAGTTTAAAACCCGCTACTACCCCAATGCTGAAGAACGCGAGTACGGGCCGTTTACTATGAGCAACCCCACGTCTGTACGCTTCCAAGGCCGTCAGGTGCGTATGCGCGTTGAGGGCGCTGAGGATGCGGATTGGCGTGTGGGCATTATGCGGGTAGACGCGCGGCAAGGTGGGCGTAGATGAGAATTGTCCCACCATTTACAGAGGATGCACGGGCTTGGGCAGAGAATATCCGTAAGTTTCTTGGTAAAGCTCTCAATCAGCTAGACGCCAAGGATCAATATAGCTCTGCCTCTGAGGATGGCGTTATTCTGTGGGATCGTGAAAACAAGTATCCAGTTGTGTCCAAGGATGGCGAGTGGCGGCAAGTTGTTCTGGAAGATGGACATTACGATGGCACTATCAGCACAGATCAAACGGCGGCATCAATAAATACTGCATATGCGCTGACGTTTACTGAAGATTTGGCTAAAGGAATAACGAACGGCACGCCAGCTTCGCGTTTGGTCGTTGACGAGGCTGGGCAATATTCTGTGACCTATTCAATGCAAATGGCCTCAACATCTGCCTCAACTGTTAGGATGTGGTTTTGGGTTAGAATTAATGGCACAGATGTTCCCAAATCTGCAATGGAAAACACGTTGCACCAAAATGGATCAACTCTTGTCGTTACAAAGTCAGCGATACTGCAACTTTCCGCAGGAGATTACATAGAGGTCATGTGGGCAACTAACAGCACAAGCGGCTATTTGGAAGCAGTGACCGCAACTGCATTTGCGCCCGCTACGCCGTCAGCAACTATATCTATGGTGAGGCTTCATGGATGAACGCGCATAGCCCTATAAATGAACTGGAAAGATGTCGCCCTTGGATCAAGAAAGCACTAAAGCGTTCTGGAAATCTAAACACTTGGGCAGAGGTTTGCGAGGGTATACGTTCTGGCAAAATGCAGTTATGGCCTGCAGAGCGAGGATGCATTGTAACGGAAATCGTGGTATATCACGATAGAAACGCGCTGCATGTCTTTCTTGCTGGCGGTGAATTGGATGAAATTTTACAAATGACTGAAAGTGTGAAAGAATGGGCAAAATTGCAGGGCTGTTCATTTGCCACATTTGATGGTCGTTTTGGATGGCAAAAACCTTTGGAGAAGATTGGCTGGAAGCCTCACTCTATAACAATGCACTTGGAGTTTTAATATGGGCAGCAGAAGCACCACAGAAAACAAGATACCAGCGTATATGGAAGAAGCTGGTAAGCTAGCTGTTGAGGAAGCCAAGAAGATCAAAGAGATGGGCTATCTGCCCTACTTTGGCCCAGAGGTTGCTGCAATCAATCCATACGAGCAAGCTATGGCGCAAAATGTAGGTGGCATGGCTTCTGCGTTCGGCATGGCAGCGCCTGCCGCACTAGACATGTCTGGCGTAGACACAGCAACGTCTGGCGGTTTAACTGGTTATACAACTGCACCAGCTTACTTTTCAGCGCTTGAGCGCCTACGCGAAACTCGCCCAGATCAGTATGAGTTCTTTGCGGGTCTAGGTCGGTTTGACCCGATCACTGGTGTGGCAAACCCTAATTATAACCCAAATCCCACAACCACCGAACCTGTTCAGGCAGTAGTTGGCACTGGCAGCGACTCAGAGGGGTTCCCGGGCTCTGGTTATGCAAGTGTAGATGACAGCTTCTACGATCCAAATGAGTTTGATCCGCTTGGGCCAACTAACATAGGTTACTCTATAGACATAGGCGATACGTCTATACCCATTGGCCCACAACACGGGGACGGAGAAGGTGGGGGAGGCGGCAAGTCTATCGTTTGCACAGAAATGTATCGTCAAACAAAGTTAGATGATTGGTCGGATGCAATGAAAACTTGGTATGTCTACCAGAAAAAGCATCTAACCCCATACCATGAGATCGGTTATCACGCAGTGTTTAAGCCATTTGTTTTGGGAATGAAGAAAAGCAAGTTGATTACAAAAATTGGCGCTTATGCAGCCAAGAAGCGAACAAAGCACTTGAGGTACGTCTTAACTAAAGGCAAGTCAAAAAGTAGCTTTGTTGGCAAAGTTATCTGCAGCATTCTAGAGCCGCAAATGTACCTTGCGGGTCGTGTGGTATCCGCGATTAAAGGAGGCTCATAATGGGCAAATCAGGATCACAGCCAACAACAAACCCCATGCAGGGGTTTCCCGCACCACCCGCAGGCATGGGCTACGACGACACAGGCACACTACAGCCGCTAGGTCAAATCCGCAGATTTGGGCAGTCGCGACCAGCAGCCCCCTTCCCGCAGCCAGCGCCGCAACCAACTGGGCCTAACATCTTCCAGCAATCTTCTGGTGCGCTAGGTCAGGCTCAGCAAACTCTTACTGATTTATCTCAGTTCCAGCCGCAGCCAATGCAGGCAGCAACGGCTGGCCCGACAGCGATCTACAAGGGCGCGACTGTTGAGCGCACAACTCCTTTCGCGGGAGCAACTGTAGGCCCAGCAGCGACTATGACACCAGCGCAGCTTGCAGAGGCTGAGAGAATGCAGGGTGTCGGCGCAGTTCAGGCGGCTCAAGCGCCAGACCAGATTGCGGTCAATCAGCTTGCGACAACTGACATCGGTCAATACATGTCACCCTATCAGCAGCAGGTCATTGAGGCTGGTCAGGCTGACATTGAGCGCCAACGTCAGATGGCTTCAGAAAACCTTGCTGCACAAGCCCAGCGCGCAGGCGCATTTGGTGGCTCACGCCAAGCCGTGCAAGAGGGCATTTTGGCGGGCGAGGCGCTGCGTCAAGCGGGTCAGCTATCTGCACAACAGCGTCAGCGTGGGTTTGAAACAGCCCTACAGTCAGGCCAGTTTGACATCGGTCAGATGCAGGCCGCGCGTACACTTGCATCGCAGCAAGGCTTCCAAGCTGAACAACTTGGGCAACAAGCACGTGAAGCGGCGGCTGCGCGTGAGCAAGCAGCGCGTGCAGGCAATATGGCAGCGGCTAATCAGTTTGCTATTCAACAAGCCAACCTTGAGCAGCAAGCAAGTCAAGCAAATATGCAGGCTGAAAACGCAATGCGTCAGATGCAAGCTCAATTCGCTCAGCAAGCAGGTCTTGCAGGCGCTGCTCAGGATGCGGCACGCGCAGGTCAGCAGGCTGGCTTAACGCAAGCTGCTGGGCTATCGAGCATGGGTGCATTAAATACTGCGGCTCAACAGCAAGCAGCGCGGGAGCAAGCAGCGCGTCAAGCTACGTTTGGCGGTCAATTCCAAGGTGCGGGTATTCGCCAAGGTGCAGCGGGTGGCCTTGCAGGGCTTGGCGGGCAAATGTTTGGGATGGGTCAGCAGGTTCAGCAGCAGA